GAATTCATTGTAGACGAGGAACTTTGGTCATGGCAAGTGATTCATGATTGGATTAGAAAATATTCTTTTCCGTGTTCTTTTGAGGAATATAAAACCTTGAATAGAGAGTCTATAATTACTATGAAATCTATGACTCCTCAATATTCGGATGCATATATGTCTACATTAACGGCACTAAATAATTTTAAAACCAATGTTAAATTTGTAGATGTTTTTCCGGTTTCGTTATCCGGAATAACTATGAGTTCGGCACAAAGCGCAGATGATATTTTAACTGCAAAAGCGTCGTTTAAATATCAACTATATAACTTTGAACGTATTTAAATTATGAGACTATATTATGATAAAACTGGAACAATTGCTTGAAGAATGGGCGCAAGATTGTGTTATTGATGAAGGAAAGATAAAACTTGAATTGATTGGCATTCCAAAATTACATGCCAAATATATTAAGTATCTTAATGAACACAAAATGGCTTCTTTTAAAGCCAAATTCGATTACGATAAAATGAAAAATATTCGCTCTGAATATTACCTTGGACAACTAGATCAAGAATCACTAGAAGAATATGGATGGGAACAATTTGATCTTCATGTCACAAAAACTGGGTTAGAAAAATATTTGAATTGTGATGAAATTCTAATCAAACTCCTCCAAAAAAAGATATATCACGATCAGGTCATTTCTACCTGTGAATCTATTTTAAACGAACTCAAATCAAGGACTTGGCAACTTAAAACCTTGGTTGATTATGAGAAATTTTTATCGGGTGCATGATGGCTGATTTACATATAGAAAAGAAAAATGAGAGTTATATAATAGTTTCCGGAGAACAATCAACTCTATATGAATTACAAGATGTATTTACATTTTATGCGGAAGGTTATAAATATCATCCAAAATATAGAGCTAAGATGTGGGATGGGAAGTTAAGACTATTGAGATTAACATCTAAAAATAGGGGAGAACTATATTTTGGATTATTTAATCAGGTAATTGCTTTCTGTAAAAGCAGAGACTATACTTATGAAATTTCCGATAATTTAAAATCCAAACGATTAGAACTCGACGCAGAAAACTTCATAAAAAATACAAAACCATCATCAAAAGGACAAGAAATAGAGCCTAGAGATTATCAAATAAAAGGATTTGTTGATGCTGTTTCCAATAAAAGACAATTGATATTAAGTCCGACCTCTTCTGGCAAATCTCTTACGATATATCTTATTGCCAAATTTTTGTCTGATTCTGGATTAAAAGGACTTATTATAGTTCCTAGTATATCATTAGTTCATCAATTATATTCGGATTTTCAAGATTATTCTCATTTTAATTGTTGGGATTGCGATAAACATGTCCATAAAATATATCAAGGACAGGATAAAAATGCAAGCAAGATTATAACTATTTCTACATGGCAATCGCTTCATACTATAAAAGAAAATAACTTTTTTACTCAATATGATTTTGTTATTACAGATGAAGTTCATACAGCCAAAGCTACTTCTTTGACTGGTATATTAGAAAGATGTACTAACGCTTCTTATAGAATAGGATTAACAGGAACTTTAGATAATTTAAAAGTTAATGAAAAAACATTAATTGGATTATTTGGTCCTATTAATAAACTGATAACTACAAAAGAACTAATAGATAGAAAACAAGTTGCAGCATTTAATATCAAATGTCTGGTATTAAAATATGATAAAGAAACTTGCAAAGCAATTAAAAAATTCAAATATCAAGAAGAGATAAAGTATCTAGTATCAAATACCAAGAGAAATACATTTATTAAAAACCTATCTCTTTCTTTGGATAAAAATACAATCATTCTATTTAATTTTGTAGAAACTCACGGAAAAGTAATATACGAAATGATTAAAAATTCAAAACATCTTAATAATAGAAACGTATATTTTATTCACGGAGGCATTGCTGGTGACGAAAGAGAAAAGATTCGTCAAATTATGGAATCGGAATTAAATGCTATTATCGTAGCGAGTTATGGTACAATGAGCACTGGAGTGTCAATTAAAAATCTTCATAATATTATTTCTGCAATTTCAGGAAAATCTAGAATCAGAAATCTTCAATCAATAGGAAGAATTTTGCGTCTTCACGAATCAAAAGATGTTGCAACTCTATATGATATTGTTGATAATCTAAGCGTAGGTAAACATCAAAATTTTGTACTCTCTCATTTCTTAGAACGTATAAAAACATATAATCAAGAACAATTTGATTATAAAATTATTAATGTAGATTTTTCTTAAAGAGACAATTATGGGACATATCAAATTTGTAAGATTGAGAAGCGGAGAAGATATTATTTCTTTTGTAGAAAAAGATTTAAAGTCAGATACCATCAGATTAACGTATCCGTTGAATGTTCTTTTAACTTTCAACACTAAAGAAGATACACAAGAAATGATGTTGAGTTTCTGGCTACCATTAAATTTGTTGGAAAATAACTTTGCAGTTTTACCTCTGTCAGAGGTTTTATTGCTGTTAGAACCAAAACAAGACTTTAAAGAATATTATCTTAACTTCTTGAATGATTTCGAATTCGAAAAAGAAGAAAAGACAGAAATAGATAAAAAAGATATAAAACTTATGCTAGAAGGTATGGATGCTAAGAGCTTAAACAAGATGCATTAAAGATTGTACATCAACTGAATACATACTTATTATCTTACTATTTTTTGGAAAAGTCAAGAATTATTTTTTCCTTTACTTATTTCGATTAGTGCGGTATAATAATACAATGAGTAGGATTATTAGGAGAATAAATTGAAAACTACAACACAATATATTAATAATGACGATTTTTTAAAAGCTCTTGTCGAATATAAAACCGCTTTGGACGTTTCTAAAAGCGCGGGACAAAAGAAACCCCGGATTCCCAATTATATTGGTGAATGTTTCTTAAAGATTGCTATGAATCTGGCGAAACGTCCTAATTTTTGCTGTTATACGTATAAGGACGAAATGGTTTCGGATGCTATAGAAAATTGTTTGATGTATTTTGAGAACTTTGATCCGGCAAAGTCAACAAATCCATTTGCATATTTTACCCAAATTTGTTGGTATGCTTTTGTAAGAAGAATAGCAAAAGAAAAGAAACAACAATATGTGAAATATAAAGCCACCGAGAATTTTGGGATTCTTGATGAAGAAGAGTTATTAGAACTCGGTGATGGCACAATAAACCAAATTCAAATTTATGATAATCTGTATGAATTTATTGAGCAGTATGAATCTAATGTTAAGGAGAAGAAAGAGAACTCCAAGAAGAAAAAGGGTCTAGAAAATTTCCTAGAGGAAGAATAATGAATAAACAAATTTTAATCAAGGCAGTTATTCTATTTGCTGTAGTATTTGCTGCGGTAACATTTTATAATAGAATGACTAAGCCAATAATGCAACAATATCAACCATCTTATACTAGATTTTTGAATATTGTTAAACACGATGGAATCTTTAAGGTTAGGATTCAAGGAAGTAGTCTACATGCTATTGCAAAAACTGGCGAAGAGTTTGTAGTTAATACTCCAGATAATGATCCACAATTAATTAATGATTTATTATCACATAATGTAGATGTTGTAGTTTTAGATCCTCCAAAGAGAAGTATTTGGATGGATATTTTAATTAACTCAATTCCTATTGTATTATTAATTTGTGCATGGATTTGGTTTGCTAGGAGACAGGCTGGTAGTAGATTAGGATCTATTGGAAATTCCAAAGCTAAACTTCTCGAAAAAGATGAACACAATGAAGTTACCTTTGCCGATGTTGCTGGTTGTGATGAAGCAAAAGATGAACTACGAGAAGTTATTGATTTTCTTAGAAATCCCGAAAAATTTAATAAGCTTGGCGGTAAAGTCCCGAAAGGTGTTCTCTTGACAGGAGATCCCGGAACTGGTAAAACATTGCTATCCAAAGCGGTTGCTCATGAAGCTGGTGTACCGTTTTATTATTGTTCCGGTTCCGACTTTGTTGAAATGTTTGTTGGTGTGGGGTCTTCTAGAGTTCGTGATATGTTTGTCGAATTGAAGAAAAATGAATCTGCTATTTTATTCATTGACGAGATTGATGCTGTCGGTAAATCAAGAAGTTCTGGTATGGTTTCAAATGACGAACGCGACCAAACATTAAATGCATTGCTGGTAGAAATGGATGGATTTGGTACTAATTCTAGGATTATTGTTATTGCCGCAACAAATCGTGCGGATATCTTAGATAAGGCATTATTAAGACCCGGAAGATTTGATCGTCAAATCGCGGTTGGATTACCGGATTTGAATGGCAGAACTCAAATTCTTGAAGTTCATACAAAGAATATTCCTATGTCCGAGGATGTGGATTTGCATAGTATTGCTAGAGGAACATCTGGCTTCTCTGGGGCAGAATTAGCCAATCTTGTAAATGAAGCTACTATTTTCGCTTCTAGAGAAGATTCTG